CATATGATCCCTTTGCAGGGTGAAACGGTGTCAGGGTTGCATGTACGAGAGAACCTGCAGTATTTGACAGCTGAAGAGAATGGACGAAAAGCGAATAAATGGCAAGATAGAACAGATAAAGAACAAAGTATGGCGGAAAATGGACAACGGACAACGGTTTGTATAGAGAATATAAAATGAAATAGATATAGTGAAAGTGATTTGAGTCAGCCTTACAAGTGTACAAGAAGGGTAAATATGGAGTTAAGTAGTTGATAAACAACAATATGTGTTTGTAAGTTTGTTGTACAGAAGAGGTTGTTTTTGTACAGTAATTATTGACATTTTACGGAGGAGATATTGAAATCAGTTTTAGCAAAAAGAATTTCATTTTTTGAGAGCTATATAAACTTTAATCTTGACTCTCTTTTTGGCAAATCGTTATATCCAAATATGAAGAAAAAAACGCCTAACGTTGTACCGGTAGAGGTCAAGGGTCTGCCCAATACGGTTAAAGTAGGTTACCGAGATATCAAAATAAAGTATGTTAGACCGGACTTCAAGACTGATGATATGACAGAAAGTTATGGTGAGTATCGTCCTCGTGAAGGAGTTATATTGATACAGCACGATCTTTGCGGACAAGAGCGCTGTAACACTACGTGGCACGAAATTTTACATGCGGTGGTGTATGTGTCTGGACTTAACCAAGCCAATGGGCCACTCAAAGAAGATGATGCGGAAGAGCTTGTTGTCAATCAGATATCTAATTTTATGATGGGGGTGTACAAAGATAATCCTTGGATACTTGATATGTTGCAGAAACATATCAACGATATAGATAACTAATTACTTGGTTTTTGAAGTTTTCTTTTTGAGGAGCTCCTTGGGATCATCTATCAGTTCTCCTTCAACTATCTTCATTTCACGCATGAGTTCTGCAATCTTTTCATCTAGCTCACCTTCTGTTAGTTGATCGAGCTTGCCATGCTTAATAATCTTTTGTTCTACGTATAAGCCTGCGGCTTTACCTCGAGCTACTTCTGCCTGTACAGCGGCAGAGTATGAGCCTTCTTCCAGGGCCTTCTCTCTAATCTTTTGTAACTCTTTGAAGTGCCTGTATATGTCGACATCATATTTCTTTTGTACTTCTTCCCGCACTTGTCTAGCGTAATCTACTACGAGTGGGTAATACTTAGGATTCTGAAGCATTGATGCCTTTGATCTGGCTGTAGCTTCCGGGTAACCTGCATTGATCGCGGCTTCTGTAGCTGTGATCCTGCCTTCATTGTGTACTAATTCTTTTACGAAAATGATTTGCTTGTCGGTAAGTTTTCTTGGTACTCCCACGCTTGTGCCTTTCGTTTTTTACGCTTGCGCCTTTCGAAGTTTACGCTTGCGCCTTCCGTTTTTGTTTCTTTTTCTTTGTTGCAAAATTATCACACATCCAGCAAAAAAACAAGTATCGGGATTTTTGGCTTGACACAATATCTAGTAGCTTTCTGAACTTCATACCACCATATATAGTACTACTATATGTAGTGTCAAGTATTTTCTAGCATACTATATGTTGATAAAGAGTTATCCACATAAAAATTCAACAAAATAAAATAATTGTATACTTATGCTATGAATTACTATACAATGCTAATTAAGAATAAGGAGAAAGTAAAAATGGAAAAATTAATTACTTATATTGCTGTTGACGACAACGCCCCAGACTATCCGAGGGCATGGGGTCAAGGTAAAGATCATATCACAGCTAAGTTAAATTGCGAAATAGCATTGAGAAAAAAAATAATTGGTAAGCTTGAAAGAGGCAATCACCCAAATATGATTGATCTAGTTGACGATTATATAATTAAAGAAGACCATACTTTTATAAAAAGATACGGCAATTTATGAAAAAAGTCTTTCAAATTTGAGCGAGGATTAAAAGATTTACTATTAGGGGTGCTGGAGTACCCCCCAGAAAGAGAGGAAAGAATGCAGATAACAAAACAAATGATTAAAAACTTTATTGGTCAAGATCAAAAGCCATTAGATTATTTAGTTGAAATGGT